CATCACGTCAGGTATAACAACCTCAGATTTCTTTGGAAATTATAGTTGGGGAAGAATAGATATTACTGCTAGAGAAGAATCTAATTCTTATAATTCATATACTCTAGGTGGCATTGGTGTTTCTGAAGGAACTGGTATTTCTACATCAACTTTGATTACTAGATCGAACTTCTTGAAGTTCAAAAATTATATCGTTTAATTACTGATAAATAAAGAAAAACTCTGTCCAAAATGGCTGCCATTATAACTGATCAGATTAGAATTTTAAATGCAGGTAATTTTATTGCTGGTGTATCAAATGCTGGCAATTCTTATTATTCTTTCATTGGATTAACCAATCCTGCAGATTATCAAACTGATTGGGATTCTGATCCACCTGCTCCAAAAGATAATTTTAGTCAGGAGGATGATTATTGGGATACTATGGTAGCATTGAAGAAAATCAATACTGTTGATGCAAGACAAGTTGTTCCAAAACTAAATTGGTCTTCTGGAACAACTTATGATATGTATCGTCATGATTATAGTAGATCAAACACTGCTAAAGTTTCTGGAGCTACTAACCTTTATTCAGCATCCTATTTTGTATTAAATAGTGATTTTAGAGTATATGTTTGTCTACAGAATGGTACAAATCCTGATAATTCAGAAGGCAGACCATCTTTAGACGAACCAATTTTTACAGATTTAGAACCAAGATCTGCTGGAACAAGTGGTGATGGTTATATTTGGAAATACCTTTATACAATTAAACCTAGTGAAATTGTTAGATTCGAATCAACAGACTTTATGCCAGTCCCAACAGATTGGACAACTTCAGCAGACAATTCGGCTGTAAGAGATAATGCTGTTGATGGTGGAATTAAAATCGTTACAGTAACTGATAAAGGAGTTGGTCTTGGAACTGCAAATAGTGTATACACTTCCGTTCCTATTAAAGGTGATGGTAGTGGGGCAGAATGTACTATCGTTATTGATGCAAATCAGCAAGTTAGTTCTGCCACAGTTTCTAATCAAGGATCTGGATATACCTATGCAAATGTTGATTTAGTTGCTGGTGGTGTTCCAACAGGAACTACAAGACCATCACTTGAAGTAATCATTCCCCCCCAAGGTGGACATGGTGCAGATATCTATAGAGAACTTGGTGCATATAATGTTCTCCTATATTCTAGAATTGAAAATGACAGCACAAATCCAGATTTTATAACAGGAAACCAAATCTCAAGAGTTGGTGTAGTAGAAAATCCACAACAATTTGGATCATCTTCAATTCTCTCTGCAGATAAAGCAAGTTCACTTGGTGCTTTAAGATTAGTTGGTGCTGGATATAGCACTGCAACTTTCTCAGGAGATTCTTATTTTACTCAAAGTGTTTCTACAGGAACAACTGCAGTAGGAAGGGTTGTAAGTTATGATCAAAACACTGGAGTTTTAAAGTATTGGCAAGATAGATCTCTTGCAGGGTTTAATACTGTAGGAACTGCACAAACTCAACCCACATATGGATTTGATTTAACTGAATTTTCTGCAAGTCCAGGAACGGGAGGATCTTTAGTAATATCACCAACTACAGGTCAAGATTTATCAATTGACACTAGTTTTTCGGGTATAAGTACTGTAATAAATAATCGTATATACTACCTTGGTCAAACTTTTGCCAATGGTATTTCCAATCCAGAAGTTAAGAAACATTCTGGTAATATTATTTACGTTGATAACAGACCGTCCATAACACGGTCATCGAATCAAAAAGAAGACATAAAAGTTATTTTGCAGTTCTAAAAAATTATGCCTCAACAAACCAACCTCAACGTAGCACCATATTTTGACGATTTTGATGCGACCAACGATTACCATAAGGTATTATTCAAACCTGGATTTCCTGTCCAAGCGAGAGAGTTAACAACTCTACAATCTATATTGCAAAATCAAATTGAAAAATTTGGTCAGCATTTTTTCAAAGAAGGATCTAAGGTAATCCCAGGAAATATTGGATATAGTCAAATATATTATTGTGTGCAATTACAAAACACTTTTCAAGGTGTTCCTGTAGCTGCTTATGTTGATCAATTGGTAGGTACAAAAATAACAGGACAAACTTCAGGTGTAACAGCGTTTGTTGATAGTGTTATATTACCAGAAGATTCTGAAAGAGGCAATTTAACATTATACATCAATTATTTAACCTCTAGCACTTCTAATAATTCAACACAAGTTTTTAGTAATGGAGAATCGTTAATATGCACTGATTCTTTGTCTTCAGGTTTACTTGGAAATTCGACAATAGCAGCGGGAACTCCTGTTGCAGCAACTCTTTCATCAGCAGCTGCTGCAATTGGATCAGTATTTCAAATTGAGAGTGGAATTTATTTCATAAGAGGAAATTTTGTAAATGTAAATAAAGAAAGTTTAATACTAGATCAGTATACTACTACTCCAAGTTATAGGATCGGTCTTTTAGTAGATGAAAGTGTTGTTAATTCAAATATTGATGAAGGATTAAATGATAATTCCCAGGGATTTAATAATTATGCTGCACCTGGAGCAGATAGATTACGAATTAGTGTAAGTTTATTTAAAAAAGCACTTGATGATTTTAATGATGATAACTTTATTTTACTAGCCACCGTTATTAATGGTGTTCTTCAAGTAAACAAAAGAAAGAGTATTGCAGGTGGTGGTATTGGATTTAGTGACTTAACAGATGTTCTTGCTAGAAGAACATTTGATGAATCTGGACACTATTATGTCAAACCATTTGATGCAACTGTTGTAAACTCTTTAAATGATAAAGTTGGCAATGGTGGAATTTTTAATGCAGGGCAATTTTCTCCTGGTGGAGTAACTGTATCTGATTCTCTTGCATTATATAAAATTTCTCCAGGAAAAGCATATGTAAAAGGATATGAAATTGAATCTTTAAATGCTGTTTACTTAGATGTAGATAAACCAAGAACAACTAGAACAATTGAAGATCAAAATATAATTTATAATACTGGTCCTACTCTAAGACTTAATAGAGTTTATAGAAATCCGGTAGTTGGGTTAGGAAATACTTATTTTATAAGTCTTAGAGATCAAAGAGTAGGTTCTAATCAAGAAACTCTTCCTGGCAACGAAGTTGGTATTGCTAGAGTTTATGATTTTAGATTAGAGTCTGGTTCATATAACACATCTGATGGAAATCTAAACGAGTGGAATCTTGCTCTTTATGATATTCAGACCAATGTAGAAATCTCAATAAATCAAGCACATACATTATCAACTCCAACTTTTGTAAAAGGTGCCAATAGTGGAGCAACAGGATTCTTAAGACATGCAGTCAATGTTGGAACCACACTTACAGTATATGAATCTGAAGGATCTTTTATAAAAAATGAGAGATTAATATTCAATGGTATTGATGATGGCAGAATTGCTATTGCCATCACTGAGCATAATATTTCGGATGCAAAGTCTATTTACGGAATGGTTGGATATGATGGAAATGACTCGTCAGTAGGTATTAACACATTTAGTGCAGATGTAGTTCAATCAACTAAATTTACTGTCGGAATTGCAACAGTAAGTCTTCTTTCTGGAGGAATTAGTACTGTAAGAAGTAATAATCCTGCTTTTCCAGGAACATTAGTAAAAGAAAATGATCTAATCGAATATACTGATAATACTACATCCGGACTTGTTACAAAAGATCCAATTGTAGCTAGAGTTGTTAGTGTTGGCACTACACATATTGACGTTGAAGGGGTAACTGCAGTTGCAGGAATATCCAGTGGACTTCTTCCTGCAGCAACATTAAACGTAACCGATTTTAAGGTTATTACAACAGATTTAGCACCATCTTCAGATGATTCTTTATTCACTACACTATCAAAAGTAAATGTATCTGATATTAATTTAGATGATGCATCATTGACGATTAGAAAAACTTTTAATGTAACTATTGCAAGTAGTGAACTTTCTACTCAAGTAGTTGCTGATACAAATGAAACTTTTTTGCCATTTGATGAAGAAAGATATCTCTTAGTTAGAGATGATGGAACAACTGAATCATTAAATGCAGATCAGTTAGATATTTCTCCTAATGGCAAAACACTACAGATTCGTGATTTAGGATCTAACAGTGGTGCCACTTTAATTGCTTCTTTGAAAAAAATTAAACCAAAAGCAAAACAAAAAATTAAAAATAGAGTTAATTCTATAATTGTTGATAAATCCAGATTAGTTGGATCTGGAATTGGAACAACAACTTTGAATAACGGATTGACTTATGGATCTTTCCCATTCGGAACTAGAGTTGAAGATGAAGTTATTTCTTTGAATACCCCTGATATAATTGAAATTCATGGAATTTATGAATCTGCATCTACTTCTGCAGCTTCTTGTCCACAAGTAACATTACAAGCAATTAATACTACATCAACTACGTCTCAAGAACTTTTGATTGGAGAAAGATTTGTTGGTCAGACAAGTGGTGCTGTTGCAATCGTAGCAGAAAAACTAGATAATTCTAATATTTCCTTTATATCTAAAAATGAAATTGGGTTTATCGAAGGAGAGACTATACAATTTGAAGAATCTGTGGCATCTGCGATTGTTTCAACATTATTAACACCAAGTTTTAATATTTCATCAAATTATAGTTTTCAAACTGGTCAAGAAAAAACTTTCTATGATCATGGTCGAATAAGAAGAAAAGCAGACTCCTCTGCACCTAATAAGCAGTTGAGAATTTATTTTGTAAATGCTTCATTCTCTGCAACAGATGATGGTGACATAACAACTGTTAATTCCTATGACCAATTTGATTATACGACAGAAATTAAAGACATAGAACGTAATAGAAATACTGATATCATTGACATCAGACCCAGAGTTTCTACATTCGTCACTGCCAGCACTAATACTAGATCTCCTTTAGAATTTTTAGGTAGATCATTTACTGCCCTTGGTCAATCAGCAACTACAGTATTGTCTTCTGATGAAGCAATATTGGCAGATATTTCTTACTTCCAAGGTAGAATTGATAGAGTTTATCTTACAAAAGAGGGTAAATTCCAGATAATGTATGGAACTCCTTCTGACAATCCTGTGAGACCTGATCCAATTGAAGATGCTATTGAAATTTGTAGAGTTGAACTTCCACCATTCCTCTATGATCCATCTCATGCATCCCTATCTTTTATGCAACATAAGAGATATCAGATGCAAGATATCAAGAAACTTGAAGATAGAATTAAGAGTCTTGAATATTATACTACATTATCTCTACTTGAAAAGGAGACAGCAAACTTCTTTATTCCAGATAATAATGGTTTAAACAGATTTAAGTCAGGTTTCTTTGTTGATAACTTCAATGATTTCAACGCACAAGAACTTGATCTTCGTGTCAATAATTCTATTGATAGAAAGTTTAATGAATTAAGACCAAGACATTATACAAATTCTGTTGATTTAATACTTGGTCCTGTTGTTGATACAGATCCTGCTGATGATTTAAATTTTGCAGACATTGAAGGTAATAATGTAAGAAAACAAAATGATGTAGTAACCCTTGACTATTCTGAAGTAGAATTTATTAAACAAAATTTTGCAACAAGAACTGAAAGTGTTACTCCCTTCCTCATTAGTTTCTGGAATGGCACTTTAGAACTTACTCCATCTTCTGATAATTGGGTAGATACCGCCAGAATTGACGCAAAAATTATTGAAACTGAGGGTAATTACAATGAAGTATTTGATGAAAGTGTTGAAAATGGTGTAATTGATCCTCAAACAGGATTTGGTCCTATGATTTGGGATTCTTGGGAAACCAATTGGACTGGTGTTGATGTAGTTGAATCAACTAGAACAAACGTGATTGAAAATGGACCTGATACTATTGATGTTCAAGGTGAAGGTAATAGATCCAGACAAAGGCGATCGTCGCGACAAGTTACTGATCAGGTTATTGAAGAAGACATTAGGACTACAAAGGAGTTTGGAACTACTTCAAGATCTGGTGTCAGAACTATTGTCACCGAACAATTTGATATGGAATCTGTCGGAGACAGAGTTGTAAGTAGAGATCTTATCCCATACATGAGATCTAGAAACGTTGAATTTGTTTCTAAGAAAATGAAACCACTCACTAGGATGTATGGATTCTTTGATGGTGTTAATATTACTGAGTATTGTGTGCCTAAACTTTTAGAAATTACTATGTTATCTGGAACTTTCCAGGTTGGGGAAACAATTGTCGGTGAAATGAAAATAACTGGTCTTGCTGAAACATCTGCAGAATCAAATGCAAGCATTAAATTTAGAGTTGCCCAATCTAATCATAGAGAAGGTCCATATGATGCACCAACTAAAGTTTATTCAGAGAATCCATATTTAAATACTCCATTATCTGGATCATACTCATCCACTTCTGCTATTGTCAATGTAGACACATTTTCTCTTGCATCTCAAGCAAGAGGTGATTTCTATGGTTGGGTAAAATCAGGAATGACACTAGTTGGATCATCAAGTGGTGCTACTGCTACTATCGAAAATGTCAGACTTATTTCCGACTTATCTGCTACTTTAATTGGCAATTATTATATTCCAGATCCTAATAATATTACATTCCCAAGATTTGAATGTGGAACTAAGACCTTCACTCTTACCAATGATATTGATAATAATCAAGATAATGCAACTACAATTTCAGAAGAAGCATTCAGTGCATCTGGTACTCTAGAAACTGTTCAAGAAAATATCATTTCTGTTAGAAATGCAAGAGTTGAACTTAAGAATGAATTCCAAAGCAGAAATGTTGATAGAGATCTTGGAACAGAAGTTATTGAGAGTAGAGTTATTTCTACCCAAACAAGAACTCAAACTATTGTTACTTGGTATGACCCACTTGCACAATCTTTCTTGGTAGAAGATGAAACAGGAGTGTTCTTGACTAGTTGCGATGTCTTCTTTAGATCTAAAGATGATATGGATATTCCTGTTGTGTTCCAGTTGAGAACTATGATAAATGGTGCGCCAAGTCCGAAAATTCTTCCTTTCTCTGAAATTGTTTTAGACCCCGATGATGTTCAAACATCAGCTGATGGATCAATTGCCACTAACATTGAATTCAAAGCACCTGTGTACGTTGAGGGGGGCACTGAGTATGCGATATGTTTAGCATCTAACTCCACCAAGTATAGTGTCTATATTTCTAGAATTGGTGAAAATGATCTGTTAACTGATACATTTATCTCCAACCAACCATATCTTGGATCTTTGTTTAAATCACAAAATGCTTCTACATGGGAACCAAGCCAATGGGAGGATCTTAAATTTACTCTCTATAGAGCGGACTTCATTGATACTGGATCTATTGAATTTTACAGTCCAGAACTCACTAGAGGAAATGCACAGATTGCAAAACTACCTCCTGATCCTATTGTTCTTCAATCTAGATCAATTAGAGTTGGTCTTGGAACTACTGTTGCAGATGCATATGAATTTGGAAATACATTCTTCCAATCAGGAACAAATGCAACTGGAGATCTTGTAGGAACTGCAGGTTCTGCTGTAGGTAATCTTTCAATCAGTAATGCGGGTCTTGGATATACTCCTGGTGATGGTGGACAAACATTCTCTGGAGTTAATCTTATTACTCTAACTGGTAATGGTAGAGGAGCAACAGCAAATGTTACTGTTGTAAATGGAAGTATTGTTGCTTCTGGTGCTACTATTAATAATGCTGGTGGTTCTGGATATCAAGTTGGAGATATTGTTGGAATTGATACAATTGGTGCTGCATCTGTTGGTAGAAATGCAAGACTTACAATTGCAGGGATTGGAATTACTAATGAACTTATTTTTAATAATGTTCAAGGTGAGTTTGTTGTTGGAGCAGCAAAAACAATGTTCTTCTTCAATAGTTCAGGTATTTCTACAGAATTAAATTCTTCTGGTGTAGTTGGATTTGGAACTGGTGGAGATGTTCAAATTACAAATATCATAACTGATAGTGATGGACTACACTTCAAGGTCAATCATCAGAATCATGGAATGTATTTCTCTGATAATTTAGTAAATATATCTGGTGTAAATCCGGATATTAAACCAACTAAATTAACTGCGGAATATCCTGCTACTTCTACAGGTCAAATTACTGTTAGTGGAGCAACAACTTTCTCATCATTTGAAGGTGTTGGAGTTGGAACAACAAATGTAGGATATCTTTTGATTGGAGAAGAAATTCTTGAGTATACTAATGTTAGTGGAAATGGTATTGGGGGAAATATTGTAAGAGGTGTGAATCCAAAGACATATTCAATTGGCACTCCTGTTTACAAATATGAACTTGGTGGAATTAATCTTAACAGAATTAATAGAACTCATGCATTAAGTGATGTCACTAAACTTGATCCGTTTACATTTGACAGTTATCAAGTTAAAATTGATACTAGTGCAACAACTGGAACTAATAGAAGTACAGATGTTGGATTCCCTAAACTCTATATTTCAGGAAATAGACCTACTGGAGGATCTAGGGTTAGGGCATCTCAAAATATGTCTTTTGAAATTATTACTCCACAAGTTCATAATGTAACTGTTCCTGGAACTAGCATCACTGCTGAACTTAGAACAACTTCATCTAAGAGTTTCAGTGGAAATGAAATTCCATTTATTGATAAGGGATTCGAAGACATTACTATAAATCAAAAAAATTATTTTGATACTCCAAGAATGATTGCATCTAAGGTAAATGAAGATTTACAACTTACTAATATTGTTGGTGGTAAGTCAATGCAGATGAGACTCTTCCTCTCATCTACAGATACACGTATTAGTCCTGTCATTGATTCCCAAAGAACAAATGCTATTCTTACTTCCAATAGAGTCAATAACATAATTTCAAATTATGCAACAGATCCTAGAGTAAATAGTGTTGATAACGATCCAACAGCATTCCAATATATCTCTAAAGAGATTGTTCTTGAAAATCCAGCATCATCTATTAAAATTATTCTATCTGCTTATGTTAATCAGGGATCTGATATTAGAGCGTTCTTTGCAACTAATAACAAACCAGGATCAATTCCTGTGTTTACTCCTTTCCCTGGTTATGCAAATCTTAATCAAAGAGGAGAAGTTATTGCATCTGAAAATAATAATGGCGAATCTGATTCGTTTATTACGAAATCAAATAATATTTCCTTTGACAGTAGATCACTTCAGTATAAAGAATATACGTTCACTATCGATAGATTGTCATCATTTAGAACATATAGAATTAAACTTGGGATGACATCTACAGGACAGTGTTTCGTACCAAGAGTAAAAGAACTTAGAGTTATCGCTTTAGCATAATATGGAATTTTATGAGATGAAAGGTCATAAGGATCTTGCAAGAGATCCAGAAACCAACGCAATCGTTAATGTAAATAATTTGGAATATACTCAGTATCTTTCAAGACGTGAAGTGAAAATTGAAAAGAATCAAAAAGTACAGACAATGGAAGAAGATCTTGCTAACGTAAAGAGTGAACTTAATGAAATCAAGTCGCTACTTAAGGAGTTATTAAATGGATCCAGATAGTATTGAACTAAGTAATCTATCAAAACAATTTGCTTATACTAAATTGGCATCACAGATAGATAGTTGTGATGATCGTGATGAATTAAAAAATATTGCAAAATCTTTTTGTAAACTTTATTATAAACAACAAGAAACAATGGCAATGATAGGTATACCTGATGGCATCTAAGACAATCACATTTGATCCAGATTCTGGAGTTCCTTATGGGTTAAATTTAACCATGTATGGAGGAGCAGATTTTTCTACAAATTTAAATGTTCTTAGTACATCAAATACTGCATTTGATTTGACTGGATATTCTGGATCATCTGCAATATCTAAAAGTGTTGCAGTTGGAGCTACTTTAGGAATAACTAGTTCACTGACTGTTGGATTTACCAGTGCATATGATGGTAAGATGAAATTATCATTGAGTGCAGTAAATACTAGAGGAACTGCAGAAGGAAGATATATATTTGATGTGTTAGTAAGTAAAGGTTCTACAACTTATGCTCTTGCTAGCGGTAATATAATGGTTATTAATCCCGTTTCATCAGCACCCTAAATACAACTAGGAAACTTGTGAATACATGGCACAACCAGCAAGTAGATCAGATTTAATCAATTATTGCAAGAGGCAACTGGGAGCTCCAGTGCTTGAAATTAATGTTGCTGATGAGCAAGTAGATGATCTTGTGGATGATGCTCTTCAGTATTTTCATGAAAGGCATTTTGATGGAGTAGTTCAAACATATTTAAAATATAAAATAACCCAAGATGATATTGATAGGGGAAGAGGTAGAGGTGGAAATAATCCAGTAGGAATTGTAACTACTACAGCAACTTCCACTGTTGGGATTACATCTACTTTTTCCTACGAAGAAACTAGTAATTTTATTCAAGTTCCTCCCTCAGTAATAGGAATCAATAAAATTTTTAGATTTGATAATAGCACCATATCTGGGGGAATGTTTAGTTTAAAGTATCAACTATTTTTGAATGATTTATACTTCTTCAATTCTATGGAAATGCTATCATATACAATGACACAAACATATCTTTCTGATATTGATTTTTTATTGAATACTGAGAAGCAAATAAGATTCAATCAAAGACAAGATAGATTGTATTTGGATGTTGATTGGGCAAATGTGACAGTAAATGATTATATTGTTTTAGATTGTTGGAGACTTTTAGATCCTAATGATTTTACAAGAGTTTATAATGATTCATTCTTGAAAAGATATTTAACTGCTCTCATAAAAAGACAATGGGGACAGAATTTAATTAAATTCCAAGGAGTTAAACTTCCAGGTGGAATTGAATTAAATGGAAGACAAATATATGATGATGCTGAGAAAGATTTGCAAATAATTAGAGAGCAGATGTCAAATACATATGAACTTCCACCTCTTGATATGATAGGTTGACGTTATGGTATTAAATCCATTCTTTACTCAAGGGACATCATCTGA